CTCATTAGCAGATGTCAGCGAATCAAAGGTTATTGATGCTGAAGAACTAGCAAAAGCAAAAGAATACCGCGACACAATGGATGCCTTGAAAGGCAAGTTTGAGGACATCTCACTCGCTTTAGGTCAACAACTTGTCCCACTTTTAACAGATGCGGCTTCATGGCTAGAGAAGATTTCTAGTTACGAAATCGGTGAGAACAGCACTCTTGGTTGGATTTTTAAATTAGGCAAATGGAACATTGACCGCACGTTATATCCGTTTAAAAAAATAGCGGAAGCAGTCGAAGCGATAGCGGGTAGTGGCAAAGATGCTGAAGTTTTGCCCGAAACAATGCGATCTGCAGCCGACGAAACAGAAAAATTTAACAGGGCCGCACTTAACCAGATCCCGCAAATAACAAACACCTTTGAGAAACTTGCTGGTCAAGTCAAAAAAACTGCCGACGAATATTCCGCCGATACTTGGGAGCGTTTCTACGAGGACCAAAAGCAGATCATTGACGTCATTAACCCCGACAAAATTGATAACTTCCGATTAAAGTTAGACGACCTCGCTGGCGTCATGTCTGCCGATACTTGGGAACGGTTCATGACGGACCTAGACGACCCGATTGTCAGGATTCTTCCGGACAGACTTGACAAGGTTCGAGTGGCGACAGAACGCGTCTACTACGAACTCAAAAACGCTAGCGATGCTTGGGATATTTTGACGGGCAACCTCAATGAGGAAGTGGCGTTAGACGACGCCAAGATTGCACTTCAGGAACTTCAAATTGCAGCCAACAACGCTTTTGGAAGTGGCAGTCAGAAGTTGATTGACGAGTACGACATAAAGGCCGCCGAATTTGCTGATCAACTTTCTAAAATCGCTGGTGAGATGGACAACATCTCATCCAAACAAATCTTGTTTAAGTTTAAAACTGAAGGTCCAGCAGCTGCACTTGAATACGCAACGTATCTTGCGCGTGGTGCCGAGTACGGCGGACTTAGCCAGTACGACGCATTGACACTTGCGGGTATTTCGGGCGCTCGAGCGAGCGGTGGTCCTGTTATGGGTGGCGGAACTTATCTTGTGGGTGAGCGTGGACCCGAACTGTTTACGCCTGGCACGTCTGGAAGCATCACACCAAACAACGCTTTAGGTGGGGCAAACATCACGGTCAATGTCAACGGTGGCGACCCCAACAGCATCGTCAGAGCCTTACAACAGTACGTCCGTCAGTCGGGCCCAGTGCCCGTGAACACTCGAGCGATGTAATGCCTAAAATTACATGGACTGTTTTTCAAGGGGTAGACGGTAGCGGCTTGCTAACAGATATTACCAACAAAGTTTTAAGTATGAACATTACGCAAGGTAGAGATAAATACCTTGACGATTACAGCGGTGGTAGTTGCACTTTTACTATTAACAATTCAGGTGATTATGCCAGCGGTATCACTTACGGAAACGAAGTTCAAGTTAGGTCTGACAGCGTTTTGTTTTATGAAACTTTTTGGGTTCAAGAAATTGTGTTTAACGATTATCCCGGCAACACGGGTTTGAATACTGCGACTATTACGGCTGTTGATTGGGTTGGTCGTTGCGGTCGAGTCTTAGCAAACAATTTTGCTATAGCCCAAGCATTTTGCGGAACACAATTAAAATCATTTCAAAGTTCTTTGGGTGGCCCTTTACCGTCAACAATGTCAGTAAACCTAAATTTGTCTATTGGTGGAAGTATTGCCGCCGCTACTACTTACACGGGTTCAGTAAACAACTATTTAAACCTGTTGAACGCAACAGAACGAGGCTATCTTTTTCAATATGGAAGCGTTTTGTCTTTTTTTGACCGAGCCTTAATTTCGTCTAGACCACCAATAGCAACAACTTTTGGCCGTACAACATCAGCAACACAGATTGCTTATGAAAACTTTGAACGAATACAAAACGGCACACAGTTCATTAACACGGCAACAATAAGCCCACAAGGTCTTGCTTCACAAACTTCTGTTAATTCAGCGGCTGTCGCAACATACGGCCCTGCTTCTTATAGTGCTTCGACCGTGGACTACACCACGACGCAAGCGTCAGGCAATGCCGATTGGATTGCTAACAACTTTTCTAACCCGTCAGCACTTCGTTTCAAATGTTCTTTTAGTGACAGGGCACAAAATGGTACGGCTCTTACAGCATGGTTATCAGATTGTTTTGCAAATAATAACCCAACAGTCACATTTAATTATCAGGCGCCTGGCGGTAGCCCTACTTCAACAAATCTTGTTATGGAAGGCTGGAATATCAACATTACGCCTGAACAAACTCGCTTTGATTTGTCTTACAGTCCGTTGCAGTACTACCAGTTCTTTACTCTTAACTCATCAACTTTAGGTATTTTGGATACCAGTCGACTTGGCTGGTAAAGGAGAAACATTATGGCTACACCACCAGATTTTAGTTCGGGCGCAGTCCTGACAGCAGCACAAATGAACGCTGTCGGTTTGTGGCTTGTCAAGTCACAGGCCGTCGGTACTGGGGTGTCTGAAATTGTTGTCACAAGTGCTTTTTCAACTGACTTTGAAAACTACAAAATCACCTACACAGGTGGCAACGCTTCAACAGGCATGAACATTCGAATGAAAATGGGCGCTACAACAACTAACTATTATTCGTCACTTCTTTACAACACATTTGCGGTGGCAACAGCAACAGGCGCAACGCAGAACAATACTCAACCGCAATGGGAATGGGCAGGGGCAACCAACACCACAAGTAATTTTGTTGATATTACTTTGCTGTCGCCGTTTATGACTGAAAGAACACGAATGATTTCAAACTGGTGTCCTGATGACGCAGCAGGATATTCAAGCAATGTTTTGTTAGACACAACTTCTTACACCGCTTTTACTTTGTTGCCTGGTGTAGCACTAAACACTTTCACTGGCGGAACAGTCCGCGTTTACGGATACAGGAAATAGACATGACAAACCCACTAATCCAAATTGACGACGAAGTACGCGAAATGACAGACGAAGAATACGCCGAATATTTGAAGTCATTTGAAACGCCAAAAGAACCAAACGAGCCATGAAAACGCTTATTGCTGTTGCTGTGCTAGCCATAGCACTAATGGTTGTGGTGACAAGCTGCAGTGACAGAACTCGATACAACTGTCAAGAACGACCCACCTCAGAAAGATGCAACCCATGATCTCCTCAGTCATCACCGTCACAACCAGCCCCACACTTTTGGTAGCCGAAACCGCCAACGCAACCCGCACCATCTACCTTGAACCCGTCGGGAACGATATCCATATCGGCGGATCAGCAGTCACCACGACAACAGGACTGGTCACTAAAAAAGACGTTATTACGATGATGGTCTTGCCACCACAAAACTCGTTGTATGCAGTGACCTCCACAGGCACAGTCACCATTCGACTTATGGTCCCTGAGGGCGATTTCTGATGCCTAAAAGGTTCACAAATGGTGAGATCAAAGCCCGCCTAATATTGATCGTCGGCATCACCTTGGCAATCACTTTTGTGCTCAGTACAGCGGCTCTGCTATTCGGACTTTTATTCGTCACGCAACCGCTCGAAGTAAGCCCAAATGACACTTCAGCATGGGATCTCCTCAAGCCAATGATGCTGTTCCTCACAGGGAGTTTGACCGGAGTCCTCAGTGCAAATGGAATCAAGGACCGAGAAAAGGAAAAACATGACGAAGCGTAACTACACAGGATCAACCGACGCCCGAGGCAATGTACGTCGAATGGGCACACTCAAATTCATGGACTACTGCACCTTCCTGTTCGGTGTCAAAAACATTGGTATCTACTCTGACCGTGGGATGCGCTCAAACCCGTCTAAAAAGTCCGTACACGCGACATGGCGAGCGATGGACCTCAAAGGGACGGTTGAACAACGGAAGGCTTTAAACGAGTTCCTAGTCGCTCACGCGGACATACTTGGCTTAGAGGAGCTGCACTCATACGACGGCGTTGGGGTCCCGCTCAAATGTGACAAGTGGGGCGCAGGCTGGCGTTGTGACCGTGATGGGTTCAAGGTTTGGTCTGCTAAAAGCAATGGAGGCACCCCAGGAGCCCAGTGGAGCCACATAGAAATTGACCCAGCGCACGCCGACAGCGTGGCCCTAGTTGACCAGAGTTTCAAAACGATCTTTGGGCAATGACTTGACTACCGACCTTTGAGTCGGTAAACCTACTCCCGACCTCGGAAACCCGACTCAGGAGGAAAGATGCAATTATCACTGTTAGCGGAACTTGATGTTCCCGCCGAACGGCTCAAGTATGAAGCGTTCAAAGAAGCGAACCCCTGGGTGCTTCCCAAATTGACTCGAATGTGCTTTGAACTGAAAGACCGTGGCTTTTGGCATTACGGCATTGCAGCACTTGTTGAGGTATTGCGTTACGAGTACGCGCTCACTAACGACCCGTCATCAGAGTTCAAATTCAATAACAACTACAAGGCTTTTATGGCCCGTGAAATCATGCAAAACAACGTTCTGTTAGACGGCTTTTTTGAGACACGCAAGTCCGTCGCAGACCTATCGGAGGATTACTAATGAACCTTAAACGACTAGCACTTTTGGCAATAACGACCTACGGATTGTGCGCTTTATGGGCGATCACGGGCGTACAAGAAACGACCGCCGACCTCACTGTCGCACCTAAGCAGACGATTACTTTGCAGGACTTGACGCCCCAGCAGCTGCAGGAACGCGCAGTCGAATTGACATCAACGACCAGCACCACCACAAGCACGACCAGCACCAGTAGCACGGTCCCGTTTACGCGCCTGGCTGACTTCCACCCGGACACCAAATGCCAAGAATGGTTCCAGACTGCGATCACTGTCGGATGGCCCAACAACACCGAAACCTTAGAAAAGTTGGGTCGTTTGCTGTGGAAGGAAACGCGCTGTCAGAATGTCAGTTACACGCACCCTAAGTTCAACGGCCACGATCATGGGATCGCACAAATTAACGAGATTCATCGTTCATATGTTGAGCAAGTTTTCAATATGCCGATGGAAGAATCCATGTCTGATCCGACCTTGAACCTTCGTTTTGCCTATTTGCTGTACTCCGATATCGCTGAAGGTGGCGGATGCGGTTGGAGGCCGTGGAAGTTGTGCTGAACATTTACCGACCCGACTGGCAGACCGACGCCGCCTGCCACGACCTACCACTCGACTTGTTCTTCCCCAGTTCCGGTATGCAGTCGCTACGAAACATCAATGTAATCAAGCCTTTTTGTTTGGCTTGTCCAGTGCACGTGGAATGTTTGTCTTATGCACTATCGCATCCTGATGAGCGCGGTATTTGGGCTGGGACGACTGAGAACGACCGTCGCAAGATCAGGTCTAAGAACTTTGCGAACACCCAGTTAGCCAAGAACGCGGTACCCCTCGTCTATAGTGACGGGAAATACCGACAGATCAAGGAGACCCGACCGTGATGGATCAACTAGCCGAAATGACCGCTGTGATCACTAAAGCCGAGATAGCGATGAAGGCTGCGACTTGGCAGATTGAACGCCTCCAGCAGGACATGACGATGCTTAGGAAGGCGCTTTTTGAGTTGGCTTATGTTGCTGAGGAGAACGGTATCTATCTGTCCAACCTCACGAAGAGCACGCAGGACGCGATCGTGGCTATGCGTCTGGGCGGTTTCAAATGAACACCGACGAAATAGCAGGGCTGGTAAAACAAAACGAACGGTACAAAAAATTGTTTGAACTGTTTGAACAGCATTATGTTTGTGAACCTTGTGCAGAATTATGTGCCACATATCTAGACAACTGCAAGAACCCGTTGCATCAATTGCACGAAGCCGCTTGGGAGAACGAACAATGAACTGCAACATCTGCGCTTGTGGCTTCAATTCTGCCGATATTCGGATGCGTACCGAGTTGCGCGGTATCTGTCTCAAATGCGCCGAAGAGTTTGGTTTCAAAGGCATGACAGTTGAAGAAACTGCACGTTGTGTCGCAATGATTCGAGTCATTAACAATCTTAAAACCCAAACGCCTGCACAGGCCCGACACTTGAAGGACATGGAATCATGAGTTTTAACCCAGCCGACTACGCAGAAGTAGCAGAACGCCTCCCACTGTTTTGGAAAGACTGCCCACGCGGACGCATCATCACCGAAATTGTCGTGGACGACGGGCAACGCATCGTTATACGCGCTGAACTGTACGCCGACATAGGCGACACAGTCCCGACCACCACAGGCTTCGCCGAAGAAATCCGTGGATCGTCCATGGTCAACAAAACCAGTGCCCTAGAAAACTGTGAGACCAGCGCCATCGGACGCGCCCTGGCTAACTACCAGTACCAAGGATCAAAGAAGCGCGCCTCACTAGAGGAGATGGTCAAGGTCTACCGCCAAGGAGAACAGGCGCAGAGCGACGCACCAGCAGCTGCGCAACCACGCACGCAAACACTTGGGTCATCTAGCGAACCGCCGACCGCCAAACAACTGGCGATGCTTCGAGCCAAAAATTGGGAAGGTGCCGCACCGACCACTAAGCGTGAAGCGTCCGAAATCATTGATCGGCTGATGAACGGTGGCTGAACCATCTGAAGCAGAGTTTCAAAAAGCCGTGATTACATTGGCTAAATTGCATGGTTGGCGCGTCATGCACACCCAGCCCGCACAGATCCGACCGGGCAAATGGATCACACCGAACACAGGCAACCAAGGATTCCCTGACCTAGTGATGAGCCACCCATATCGTGGCACTTTGTTCTGCGAACTCAAAACCAACAAGGGGATCGTTAGCGAGAACCAGTGGGAATGGATCAATACCCTTGAGGACTCAGGCGAGGAAGTACACGTCTGGCGGCCTTGCCATTTAGAAAAGATCAGCGAACGACTAGCAAGGAAACCCGATGACAAACAATGATTGGCGCGAGCCCTTACACCCCCTCAAAATCGTATTGCGAGACTCCGACGCATATCGAATCCACCCTATATTCGCAGTCAGATTCCAAGACCGCGACATGGAATACCTGACCATTAACGGGATGTTCCTGACATGGAAAGACATCATGTACGCCCAATATTTCATTAACGGCGAATGGACGACTATCAAGTCAGTATCCCGATCAACGGACGTTCCAACATCTGACACCTAGCCCGCGTCTAACATCCCTAAAGTCGGGTCAGGAGTGAACACTGACCCGACACCCCCTAACTTCAAATCAGCAGCTCATACAGAGATGAGCATCAGCCCTTGCAGGACACTGAACCCTGCTCTGGGAACACTCGGGAACGAGGGTAGACGACTATGTCATGTAGTCGATCAGCGTTCCCTAACGCAAAGGCGAAGGTTGTCCACCGAAAACAAATAGACCGGCACCCTGTGGCTACTTGCCCAAATTGTGGGGGAAACAAACCACCCAACTCTCACGTGTAATTTGAGGACAACCGAGCGAGTGCCCTTCTCGCTTGGGCGTCAGTGCCCTTGACCTTATGACCTAAAAGAACATGACCTACCGAATACACCACAACAAGACACACACACGCAATACTAAACACATGACAAAACAACCCGATACACGAACAGACATTGAACTACTAAACGACCCAACAGTTCTAACAGTCACGGTAGACATAGCCGCACGATTACTAGGCGTAGCCAAAACAACTGCGCACCACCACTACACCAAAACAGGTCATGTAGCAACAGGCGTACCAGTAATCAGAGTAGGGGACCGAGTGCTCGTACCAACATCACATCTACGCAAGGCACTGGGACTATGACACAACGTCACTACAACTCAAAGCAATACAAAGACAACCGCGCTCGAATACTCGCAGACAACCCAACCTGCTACATATGCGGCCGACACGCCACAACCGTTGACCACCTCCTAGAAATGGACCGAGGAGGCACACACGACCTAGAGAACCTCGCCCCATGTTGCCTCAGTTGCAATAGTCGCAAAGGTCAGTCGTATGGAGAGTTGAAAAAAAAAGCAATCAAAAACGGCGACGACTTTTTTATTGCGCCGACAGATGACCCCGCCCTCTTTTTAGCGGTCTCTTTGGAGGAACCAGCAAGAACTGGCGAGAACCAGTCTGCATTACCGCAGGTCAACGCCTATTTGCCGAGACTGGAAACGACCGGGTATGGCGATTTGTCTTATGGGCCTCAGGTTGTTAAGTGGGCTAAGACGTTCATGGGTCTTGATCTTTTCGAGTGGCAGGCTCACGCGTTGTTTGGTCAACTTGCGCATGATGAGCACGGCGATCTTTTGTTCCGTGAATCTCTAGTATCTACTGCTCGTCAGAACGGTAAGTCGATCGGGTTGCAGGCGTTGATTGGCTGGTGGTTGACGGAGATGCCGAAGTTGCGTGGTAAGCCTCAAAACATTTTGAGTGTGGCGAACCGTTTGGATCGTGCTGAGAGTTTGTTTAATGCGTTGGCTCCGATGCTTGTTGAGTTGTTTGGGGCTAAGGCGATGCGGACGTTTGGTCGTAAGTCGGTGGAGATGCCCGACGGGTCTATGTGGGAGGTTCGTTCGTCCAGTCCGAATTTGCATGGTGGGTCGTATGACTTGGTTGCGGCGGACGAGGTTTTCAACATCTCCGATCGGTTCATGGATGCCATCCGTCCGACGATGATTGCGCGTAAATGTCCGTTGTTCAGCTGCTGGAGTACGGCGGGCGATGAGTCAAGTACGGCCATGATTCAGATGCGCGAGATCGCTATTAATGAAATTGAGAAGGGGGAGCGTTCACGGCTCTATTTTGCTGAGTGGTCTATCGGTGATCGGGACTGGCGCGATCCTTCTAATTGGGTTTATGCGAATCCTTGCCTGGGTAAAACAATCACGATTGAGGCGTTGCAGGCGGTCAGTAAAAAGGATTCGTTCTTGCGTGCTCACTTGAATATGTGGGTGAGTAGTCGAGGCAGTTGGTTAGAGGAAGGCGTGTGGGCGTCCTGCAAGGTTGACGGCTTAATGCCGGAGGGCGGAGTGCTTGCCGTTGAAATGTCAATGGATACGAACCGTTATGTTGGTGTCAGATCGTCAATGGTTGATGGGATTGTCACAACGTTTGTTGAGTTCATTGTGGATAACGAAGCGGCGCTCTGGTCAGAAGTTGATCGAGTCATGGCCGACAAACTTGTCGCCCTGGCTATCACTCCCAGTCTTGAGATTCATGCGCCTTTGAGTTTGCGTCGCCGTATGACGGTGGTCGGTCAGGCGGAGTTGATCAAGTTCACGGGTCTTGCGCAAAAGATGATTTTGGAGGGTCGCGTCAAGCATTTGGGGCAACTCACCTTGTCTGAACATATGAACCGCGCCGTGCTCATTAAGACGGGTATGGGTGTCACGCTTTCGCATAAGTCGTCGCCTGGTCCGATTGAGTTGGCGAAGTGTGCAGTGTGGGGGATTGCTCTGTCTAGCAAATATCAGAATCGCGCTAAACCCATCATGGTGGTCGGGTGAACTATTGTGGGTCTGTGGTGGGCAGGTGTCGGGCTTGCCCATCACACCCTAAAGATCGGATATCCCAGTGGGCATTTTCTCAAGACAAGTGACGAAAGCGGCGATCAGTCCTATTGACGAATCCCACAAGGCCGCAGCTGCTGGATCGTATGGCACTTACCAGTCCAATCAGGGCGTCAATTTTATTGGTGAGTATTTCGCGTATTACGAAGGCGACGCCCGTAACCGTGCCAACTCAATTCCGACGTTAAGTCGAGCGCGTGACCTTCTCGCTTCAGTTATCTCGTCAACGAAATTGGAGATGTACAACGAGGTCTGGAATGACACAGAAAAAGAAATGGAATGTGTCTATATCGCACCGCGTTCATGGTTGCGTCAACCCGACCCCACGATCCCATATGCGACACTCATGGCTTGGACCTTGGACGATCTTCTTTATTACGGCCGTGCGTTTTGGTACATAACCAGTCGTACCGCTGACGGTTTCCCTGCATCGTTTACGCGTCTACCATCGGGCTCTGTTACCTGTCAGGACCAAACAGGTCCAGTGTTCTTTGCACCTTCAAAAGAGGTGTATTTCCAAGGCGGAATGCTTGACCCGAACGATCTTGTGCAGTTCATTAGTCCCGTTCAAGGGATCATCTATCAGTCGCAGACAGCGATTGAAACTGCGCTTCGTGTTGAACAGTCGCGTTACCGTAACGCTCAGTCGTCACTCCCGTCTGGCGTCTTGCAAGTTAAAGCAGGCGGGGAACCTTTGTCGTCTCAAGAACTTGCCGACCTTGCTACCGCTTTTAACTCTGCTCGAGTCAACAACCAGACCGCCGCACTTAATGAGTTTTTGACATACGAAGAAACTAAAGCGTTGCCGGACAATATGTTGATGATTGAGTCCGCAGACTTCAGCGGAAAAGAAATGTGTCGCCTCGGAAACATCCCGTTTTACTTGGCTGGTTTTGACATTGGCTCATACCAATACACGACTTCGGCTGGTGCTCGCGAGGACCTGTACTTGTTTGGTGCACGTCAATATTTGGACTGTGTGTCGCAAACGCTCAGTGGAAACAATGTTTTGCCCCGTGGCACTTATGTCAAGTTTGACATTGACTCCTATTTGGAATCAATGATGAAAGACGAAATGATGACCGAAACTCCCGACATGACAGAAACTATTGAGGAGACGAATTCATGAAACTAACCCTGTCCGCAGGTTTCGCAGTAGATGTTGAAGCCGCAGCTGGTGAAGCACCGACCCGAACAATTTCGGGTGTGGCCGCACCTTATGGAATTTCCGCAACTGTCTCGGATGGGACTTCGGTGCAGTTCGCACCAGGCTCACTCCCCGTTGACGGTAAAGCACCAAAACTGTTCATGTATCACGACTCAAGTCAGCCTGTCGGCCTTGTTACCAGTCGCACCGAAACTCCCGAAGGCATGATGTTCAGCGCCAAGATCGCCGACACTGTCGCAGGAAACGAAGCGTTACAACTCGCTAAAGAAGGCGTCCTAGACAATGTTTCCGTAGGCGTAGATGTTCTCACAAGCACCCGTGCAGAGGACGGAACGATCATCATCACCTCAGCCGTATGGCGCGAGTTGAGCCTTGTCCCCATACCCGCCTTTAGCGGTGCTACGATCACAGATGTGGCCGCTTCAGCGGACATGACTCCCGACGAAATCTCAATTACAGAACCACAAGTCGAGGAGACAACCATGTCGGAACACATTGAAGCCGCAGCACCTGAAGCCGCACCAACCGCACCCACCATTTTCGCATCGGCTAAGCGTCCCGCACGTTTGCCATCAGCAGGTGAGTGGATGGCCGCTTACCACCAAGGCGGAGAAACTTTCGCAAAAGTCAACCAGTCGGTCACCGATTGGAAGATTGAAAACCAGTCAACCTACGAAGCCGCAGCTGGCGATGTAGCCACCACCAACACACCTGGTTTGCTTCCCGTGCCCGTGGCCGGCACGCTGGTGCAAAATATTAACTTCGTCAGGCCTGTCGTTAATCGCCTGGGCGCTCGCGCTTATCCTGACAGTGGCGCACAAAAGACCTTCGTTCGTCCAACCATCACGACTCACACTTCAGCAGCTGCACAAGCCGCCGAATTTGATGCAGTGTCCGCAACCACAATGGTGATTGCTTCGAACACAATTTCTAAGACCACGGTAGCGGGACAGGTGAGTTTGTCCGTTCAAGACATCTCGTTTACCAGCCCCGCCGCAATGCAGTTGATCTTGAATGACCTTATGGGCGTTCTCATGTACAAGACCGACGACATTGCAGCCGACGCACTTCTCACCGCCGCAACCTCATCGGGCGTCTGGGACTTGACCGCAGTCGATTTGATGAAGTCCATCTATGACGCCGCAGTTGATGTTTCAAACGGAACAAACTTTTTCCCCGACACCTTGTTCGTTAGCCCAGACGTTTGGGGCCAACTCGGACAGGTCGTTGACTCCAGCAACCGTCCGTTGTTCCCGTATGTCGGCGCACCTGGTCTCCAAGGTCAGAACGCTCTCGGTGGCGGAAACGCAACCACTTGGACCGGCTCGAATCCGCTCGGACTTGAAATTGTCGTTGACAGCAATTTTGCTGCCAAGACCATGATCATCACCAACGCTTCAAAGGCATTTGAGTACTACGAAAGTGGCACAACTTTGATGAGTGTGGAACAGCCTGCAACGCTCTCACGCCTGTTTTCAGCCCATTCGTATGTGAGTACGTTTGCCGCTGTGCCTGGCATGATTCGCAAGATCACTCAGGCCTGATCGGAGGTCGCTATGGCAGCGACTTACACACTTCAATACGGCGTCATCGTTCCTGGCTATGTTTGCGTAACAACGCTCACACCAAACGAGATCGTTGTCGGATCGTCAATCACAGTCGCGGGTTGGGCTGTCGCATACAACGGAGTAAAAACCGTTTATGCGATGCCCCAATACCTTCCGATCAATGTTGATACCGAAGGTCTGATCGAATACGACACTTCGTATCCGCTCGCTAATGCGGTCATGTGGGCCGAGTCCGAAACTCCGATGGAGTTGGAAGCGATCACAGGGACGATCACTTTTGACCAGACGTGCACTTGGATCACTGGTCCGCAAATTGCCACTTATCTGGGCATCACGACAAGCGGTGACGAAACTGCGTTCTTGGCTCAATGCGCAGCTGCTGCGAACGCGTTCTGTTTTCGTAGGCGTCAAGAATCTTCCTACATTGACTCACTGTCAACTTCACCCGGTGGAGATGTCACGCTCGGTACTTTGATGTATGGGTCAGCCTTGTACCGTCAGCGTGGGTCGGTTGACCAGTTCGCGTCGTTTACTGACATGGCATCAGCGCCCGTTGTAGGGCTCTCAGGGATCGTCAAACAGTTGTTAGGCATCAACAGACCACAGGTCGCGTGAAATGGCTTACACGGACTTTCTAAATGAGGCCCTAGATGATCTGGTTACTACTCTCCAAACTATTCCGAACCTTCGTGTCGTTAATGATCCTCGCAATATCGCTCCACCTTGCGCTTTTGTGGATGCTCCATCCGTCGAGTCGTTCAACTACAACATTGTCAAAATGACTTTCCCCGTGACACTGATCAGCAACGGCCCAGGCAACCTAGACGCACTTCGCCAACTGTTGAATCTGACGTCTGCTCTAGTACTCAAAAATGTTGCGGTCATGTCAGCATCACCAAAAGTCGTTACGGTCGGCGGAGCAGATTACGCCGGATACGAACTCATCATCCCGATACAAGCACAGAACGGATAAACCAATGGATCGTTACATCATCAGTTCAATTCGAGTCGGCGAGATCGGCACACCTTTTGTTGCTGGCCCGTCTGACGACATTGAGTGGTTGCTCGCTGGAGGCTTTATTCAGCGTTCCGACACCCACCCATCTAAGAGTGCTAAATTAGCCACGAAGCCCGACGCGACCAAAAACACAAAGGATTGATCCGTCATGCCGACTTCCACAACGCTCTCCAACCCAGTCATCGCCATCGGTGCCGTTGACTTGTCCGATCAGTGCACCAGCGCAACCTTGACGCAGACAATCCAAGAATTGCAGGCAAATGCCTTCGGAAGTACCGCAGTGGCATACGTCGGCGGTTTGCAAAACAACTCGTTGACGCTTGACCTTTACTGGTCAACTGCCGCATCGGAAACCTACGCAACCTTGAAGGCCCTCGTCGGCACTGTCATCACGACCGTCACCATCAAAGGTTCGTCGGCCGCAACCAGCGCAACGAACCCCTTAGGAACCCTGACAGGCAGTTACCTGCCTTCATTGCCCGTCGTGTATTCGCTCGGCGAATTGACCACCTGTTCCATCACACTCATGGGCGGAACTTTCGCCTGGTCTGAAACCTGATCTAAAACCTCAACAGAAATGAGCCCGACATGAAGTTAACGATCCGATTCGACATCGGTTACGGACCTGCCACGATCACGACAACGCTTGCAACGCTTGTCGCTTGGGAACGCAAGTTCAAAATGAAAACGTCTGACCTTGCCGACAACTTTGGCATGGAGGACATGGCTTTTATGGCTTGGCACTCAGCCAAAGTCCAGACGGAACACGGACAATCAATACCGGTGGAGTTTGACTCTTTCGTTAACAAACTTGTGGACATTGAGATCGTGAATAGCGCAGCGGGAAAAGTTATCCCAGCGGAACTTTCAGACACTCCCTAGCGCAGCTGCTTGTCCTCACGGGCTACTTCCCGAATGATGTAGAGTTTGATGTTGACGACCTCTCGACAGTCGCTGAGATTCTGAAGGAGAGGAACAAATGACGATGCAAGTCCAAGGACTCGAATCCACTTTAAAGGTTCTCCAAAAGATTCAGCCCGAGGTCAAGAAACAGTTCTTTGCTGACGCTAAAAAGATTGTTCGTCCTGCGATTGACGAAGCCAAAAACGCTTACCGCACCGACTACCTGTCCGGTATGACCAGAGCGTGGGCACCTGGTGGACGACCACTGTTCCCTTGGAATCAAGCATCAGCTTCTAAAGGCGTCACGGTTGCGACGTCGCTATCCAAAAAACAAGACGCCATTTTGACAATCACACAGAAAGACGCTGCAGCCGCCATTTTTGACATGGCAGGCAGAAAGACCTCCAACCCTCTTGGAAACGCTCTAAACGCATTTAACACGCCTTCTCGTGTCATGTGGCGTGCCTATGAGCAACACGCTGGAGCCATTGAAGGCGAAATGGCTCAATCTGTTGATGAAGTCATGAAACGAATCAGCGCGTTACAGAAAGCAGTGTTTCTCTAATGGCTATCAGAATCCCGATTATTACCGACCTTCAAGACAAAGGAATCAAAGACGCTCAAAAAGCCTTTGGTGATTTTAAACTTGCTGTCAATAACGCTGAAGGTGGACTAGGCAAATTTAAGGCTGGGTCTACTGCGATCTTTGATGCAGTCAAAGCAAACGCAGTCACTTTTGGTCTTGCGGCCGGAGCCGCACTGTTTACTTTTGCAAAAGCAGGAGTGGATGCTTTTCAAAAACTTGCTATCGAGTCGGGCAAATTTGCTGACGCAACAGGACTAGCCGTTGATCAAGCGTCGCGTTGGGTTGAAGTCTCAGGTGATATCGGTATTGAGACAAAGACCGTTGAAACTGCTATAGGCAAAATGAACAAAGTCTTAGGCACTTCGCCTGGCTTGTTTAAAGAGTTAGGCGTTGAAGTTGCGACCACCAAAGACGGCACAAAGGACGCCAACGAAACTTTCTTAAATGTCATTGACAGACTTCAAAAAATTAAAGACCCAGCCGAAAAAGCAAAAGTGGCGACGCAGCTTCTCGGCAAGGGCTGGCAGTCAATGGCTGAACTCATTAACCAAGGTTCGTCAACTCTTAGAAACTCATTAGCAGATGTCAGCGAATCAAAGGTTATTGATGCTGAAGAACTAGCAAAAGCAAAAGAATACCGCGACACAATGGATGCCTTGAAAGGCAAGTTTGAGGACATCTCACTTGCTTTAGGTCAAGAACTTGTCCCACTTTTAACAGATGCGGCTTCATGGCTAGAGAAGATTTCTAGTTACGAAATCGGTGAAAACAGCACTCTTGGTTGGATTTTTAAATTAGGCAAATGGAACATTGACCGCACGTTATATCCGTTTAAAAAAATAGGGGAAGCAGTCGAAGCGATAGCGGGTAGTGGCAAAGATGCTGAAGTTTTGCCCGAAACGATGCGATCGGCAGCCGACGAAACAGACAGATTTAACAGGGCCGCACTTAACCAGATCCCGCAGATAACAAACACTTTTGAGAAACTTGCTGGTCAAGTCAAAAAGACTGCCGACGAATATTCCGCTGATACTTGGGAGCGTTTCTACGAGGACCAAAAGCAGATCATTGACGTCATCAACCCCGACAAGATTGACAACTTCCGATTGAAGTTAGACGACCTTGCTGGCGTCATGTCTGCCGATACTTGGGAACGGTTTATGACGGACCTAGACGACCCGATTGTCAGGATTCTTCCGGACAGACTTGACAAGGTTCGAGTGGCGACACAACGCGTCTACTACGAACTCAAAAACGCTAGCGATGCTTGGGATATTTTGACGGGCAACCTCAATGAGGAAGTGGCGTTAGACGACGCCAAGATTGCACTT